ACGGAGAGACCGACATCGACCGTGCCGCTGGGCCGGATGGTCTCTGCGGTGTTCCGTCGTATCGTCATGCGTTGCGGCCTGAGTTCGAGCGAGATCATCCGAGGATTGTCCCCGTCGCGGCACCCATGCCGCCGTTAGCGGTCGACAGGACGCCGTAGGAGTTGAGGATCGAGGTCACCGTCGGCGACAGTGCCGAGACATCCGCGAGCGTGTAAGAGTATCGGCCGATGGTCTCGCTCGATAGCCCCGCCTTCTTCCCGGTGTTGATGGCGATCATGACGAACGCCGAGACCAGGAGCTTGAGATCGTCCGGCACGTCCGCCGCCTCGTATCCCGCGTCATAGACGACCTTCACGTTTTTGTTCCCGCGCTGGAATGCAGCCACGAGTTGCGTCGCAGGCCAGTCGGGGTCGATGCCGTCGAGCGCGACCACTCCCGCTTTCAGGTCGACGGTGTACTCGCTCGACTGAATCGGGGTTCCGGTGAAGGCTCGGTTCACGTCGTCGAAGAGCTGCGAGACCTGGATCACTGGCCGGCAGTCCAGCACGACGCGCGGCTGCCCTCGTCCGTCGTGACGCTCGTCGATCCCGACGCGCTTCTCCATCTTGAGGCCGACGAGCCTCTCGACCATCGCCTCTGCAGCGGGGATAAGCGCCGTGATCTGCGCATCGAGATCGGTCCCCGTAATACCGGAGAACGCCTTCACGTCTGCTAGGGTTGTCGCTGCCACGCTATGCGGCCTCCTCGATGCGCTGCCCCGCGTATCGCCGAAGGATCCCGACGAGCCGCTCAGCTCGCGCGCTCCACTGGTGGGAATGGTAGACGTGGCGGCCGTCCTCGTAAGCCTTGCGCCGTACCTGCTGGTAGCCGGCGAGGACGAGTTGCATCGCGGCAGCGATCCCGTCCGGCTTCGCCTGGGGCAGCTTCACGGCGACGGTATCGCCGCCAGGCTTCCCGCGAGCCTCGGCGTCCACCAGGTCGAACGGGAGCTCGATGCCCTTCGCGAAGTCGAGCACGCCGCCCGCAGGGGTGAAGATCGCAGGGCAACCGGTCGCCATCGCCTCCGCGAGCGTGAGCCCGAATCCCTCAGAGTAGGTCGGGAAAATGAAGGCGTGCGCCGAGTAGTAGAGCTCGACGAGATCCTCGCGCGAGAGTCTCCGGGAGTCGAAGGTCACGTTGCCCATCTGCTCGATCGTCTGCCCTTCTCCGGGGACGGAGGTCTTGAGGTAGAGCTCCACTCCGTCGCTTCGGTGGAAGCCCTTAAACCATGCGCCGAAGTCGGACGGCAGGTCCTCGCGACCGATCAGCAGCTCATACCCCTTGCGCGGGTTCGGGGCGCCGACCCATAGAAACCGGAAAGGTGCGCTCCTGGGCCATCGTCTCTTCCTCGGGGCGAAGCAGCGATCGACTCCCAGGGGAGCGACTTCAACGGGGACCGAGGGGACGTGCGCGCGGAAGACGTCGGCAACCCATTCACTGGAGACGATGATCAGGTCCGCGAGAGATGCGGCCTCGATCTGGTCGCCCGTCATGCGGTCGGCTTCCCAGTGAGTATCCAGCACGTTGAAGCATCCGGGGCGAGGCTCGAAGACTGCCGGCGTCCTGACGTGGACGACGACGTCGGCCTCCTGTGCGAGATCGACGCCGATCTCGAGCAGGGCCTCGCGCGTCCGCTTCGAGTGATAGAGGAAGCCGTAGAAGTCGCCGCCCTCGCGTTCCGGTGCGTCCCAGGCTATGCGCATCATCATCTCCGGCTATCGTGCGAGATCGAGGCCGGGCGAAGTCCATTGACCAGCACGGCTCCTGCAGCATCGGTGATTACGTGCTCGACCCCATCGGGGCCAAGAATCTTCCAGACCTGCTTGACCACACCAGCACCGTCGGTGTCGACTTCGAAACTCACAGTGATTCCCCGCACCCTCCCGTCAGGGCTAGGCGCGGGCACGTTCCAATGGATCGTAGTTGTTGATGCAAAAGCCATCAGTGGGACTCCATGAATGCGAACGAGCCGAAATATGTTTCACTTCCGGAGGAAAGATTTTGGACTGCCAGCACCATCACGTCTGATGTTCCGTCGATCAGAGACCCAAGCCGGAACTCGGTCGGCGGACCGAGAAAAAAGCCACCTAGCGAGCTTGACGTTTGCCTCTGGTACCCGCTAGCGAGGACTACCCCCTCGTCGGTAATGGTCGTCGCGTTGTCCGTGTCGGTCTGCACCTCCACGCCCGAGTTGGCGAGAGGGGAAAACGATAGCGCGTCTCCGGTTATGGTCGGATTCAGTGTCAGTATCCATCGGTAGTCAGCGGCTGCGGCCGACAGCATCGAGACCCCGACCGGTCGCACTTGCGCGCCCAGGTGTCCCGACCCGAGCCGAATCGCGATGATCGGGTATATAGCCGTGTCGTTTTTGGTCGCGAAGCCTGCTATCCCTCGGTCGATCGTGCGGACAATCCCGGTTCGCTCTTGGCCTCCCTCGCTGGCAACCGTGGCGCAGATCGCCTCCAATGTGGCGGCCGGCCCTGTGCCATCGTTCGAGAGCTCATAGCGGAGCGGAAGGTTCGGCGTGCTCATCCAAACGGAATCCAGCAAGTTCGCATGGAATGCATGGTGGGCCTCCACGAACTTTTCACCGAACCAGAAGCCGAAGCGAACGCGCCCTCCTCCCAGCCATTGATAGTCGAACCCGAAAACCTGCAACTTCGACAGGTCGAGCGTCTCGCCGCTCGGACCGGTCCCGTCAAGCGAGTCTTGATTCCAATCCGATTGCTCGACCTTGGTCTCGACTGGAGACCCAGAGACCGAGGACCGGATCACGATGTTGACTTCATCGGCCCCGTTCTGCTCGATGTATGCGCCGTTGCCCTCGTTGAACTGGCCGACCCTGCGGACGATCCCGGCGGCGGCCTCACCGAGGACATACGTCATCATGACATGCTGACTCTTACCGGGCTGGTACTGGATATGACGGCGCGTCTGCCGGACCCTGGCTCCGGCAGTAGCGTTACTGACGCTGAGCGTAGAGCTCGCCCTTGCCGAAGAATGGGCGCTTGCGGTCCCGGAGCCCGAGGTCTCCTGGTCGTCCCAGAAGATCGGCTGTGAATCGCCGAGCAGCTTCGATGCAAATACAGTGTCGACATCGGAGACTCTCGCACGCCCGAACGCGTCGCGATCGTGGGCGCGAGACCCGGCCAACTCCGACGCCCCGAAGTTGGAGACAGAGAGGGTGTTAAGCCCTGCGCTTCCAGTAGGTCCTGACATCAGGCCCTCGTCGCCGGCGGGATGGCGTCCATCTCTTCGAGCGTCCTCGCTGCCTGGATGGCGGCACGGGTGGCGGCACTCTCGGCGCGGCGAGCTGCCAGCAAGTCCCGATTGGCTAGGTCTCTGTCCTCTCGGTCAAGGTCGGCAAGGCGCTTTGCCTTCTGTGCTTCGCGATCTCGGATCAGGGCATAGTCGCCCATGCTCGTCCCGTCTCCTCGCGTCCTGCGATGCCACTGAGGCGAGGGGAACGGCTCGCCGAGCTTGACCTGGAGTACGTCCGGGGCTCCGAGTACCACCGAGTCGAGGCCCGGGTTGAGTTCACGGAGGCGGGCCTCTCCGTGCGGGGAGGTGCCGATCACGTTGCCTTGTGCGTCGAGTGCTGCGTCCATTTTTTCACCTCAGAAGCTGAGCATCGGGATGCGAATGTGGAACGCTATCTCGTCATCCGCGCCAATATCGTTCCCAATCAAGATTGTGTCATCGTCCTCCCGGACTCGGATCTTCCCGTCAACTGCGCTGTCCATCTGCACGTATAGGACTTTGATCGTAGGCGTAGCCGACGCATCCCTCCATACCGCAAACCCGAGGATGGGGTTGGTGCCGGAAGTGAATTTTGCCGGATAAATTGTGTAGTCGATTACCCCGGTGGGAACCGCGAACAGTAGGTTTCCCGCCGTGGTCGTCGGCGCCCCAGCACCCGCATAAAACGACTGGTACCAGATCATGTCACCACCGTCCCGGCGCCAGGCAGCAACGGAGTTTCCATTCGTTGAGAACGCTGTGACCGCATCTGGCAAAACCGAACTCTCGGTAGTCCACTGCCCGTCACTGGCATGGAACTCCGCGCCCTGCTGGATGCTCGCCAGGTAATCGTCCAGACCTTCGAGATTCCCGTCGATCGTCGCCCCGGTCGGCGTGTAAATCGTGGGAGAGAAAGCGGTCGCGAGCGCACCGCCGCCGACCTCGTCTCCACCTCCTGCCCCATGCGCGGCCGCATGGAGCGACGGCGCGAACAGGCGAGAAGTTCCCGCCAGCGTCGCGGGAGTAAGGACCCGCTCGGCATCCGTCCCGGTGTCGACCTCCCCCTGTGTCGCCAACTCGACGATGCCGGCGTCGTCGGTAGAGGCTGGCGAAGGCGACGGTCCCGAAGATGTGCCGCTCGTCGGTCCCCCTGTGCTCGGTCCGCTCACGACGCGCACCCCAGCCGCAGCGCGATCGAGGTCAAGCCGAAGGTGATCGAGACCCCGCCGGACCCAGAGAGCGAGCCAGAGGTATCGACGAACAGTCCCGACGGACGGGTAAATTGGAACGTGCTGATGACGTTGTACCCGCCCCCAAAAGCGCTTACTGCATGCGGGCTATCGCCGCTCTTCATCTTGAATCCGATCGGATTCGATCCCAGGTTGACGATCTCGGCCCACACAACAATGGGCATATCCTCCGGGCACGTTCCGCAGGTCGTGAGCAGGTTGATGTTCGTGGTCGCGGAGTCGAGGTCGCAGAAACCGGGACCCGCGATCCGCTGGCCGATCGAGGTTGAGGACGTCTGCGCCTGCGCGTCGCGGGGCTGCGGCGCGCCAAGGAAGGCGAGCGCGACAAGGACTCCGAGCCAGATCGCCGCGCCGAAGTGTTCCCTCTTGAATCGTTTCATGCTGCCTCCTTCGCGCCGAGCCTTCGCTGAAGACGTCGGACTGCGTTCATTACGTCGCCCACATCGAGCCCGGTCATGCAGACCGGATCACGGCAGGAGTCCCACTTTGCTTGGTACTGACACGGCCGACAGCCGATATCGAGATCCACGATCTCGAAGAGCTCATCAGCCCGGCTCCCGTCGGGATCGCACCATGGCCGGTTCTTTCGCTGGATCGTCGGTCCGAAGAGCGCGACCGTCGGGCACCCGGCAGCCGCCGCGAGGTGCATCGCTCCCGTGTCGGTCGAGACGCACAACTCCGCGCCCAGCAGGAGCGCTCCGCTGGAAGCGATCGACGTCTGCCCCGTCAGGTCGCGAACGTAGGGACGACCCTTCGCAATCTCGGCATGATCGGCAAGCTCCCCAGGTCCGCCGATGAGCACGATATCAAGACCCGTCCATCGATGGATCGCCCAGGCGAGAGCCCCGAACTTCTTCGGCTCCCATCGCTTCCTCGACCAGAGCGGGCCTCCCTGCGACCCGTTGCAGAAGACCGCGAATGGTCGCTCGAACTCGAAAGCGCCATGGGAGTCGGGCAACTCCAGCGGCCCAGGCGTTCCCCTGAAGCCGAGGTCGTATGCCGTCGCGAGGTAGTAGAGGACCTCGTGGTCGACCCAGTCGCGGATCGGTTTCCCCTGCCCTGCCGCGTCCCGCTTCCAGAACTCTCGACGCATAGGCGAATCCTCGCCGTGTGAGAAGGCGACGAGTTGGTCGTAGCCGTCGAGGTCCGCGACATCGTCGGGCGCAACGTCGACCACGGACGACAGGAGGCCGCCCTCGTAGCTTCGAGCGAACTCTACCATCGCGTCGGATCGCTCCGCGAAGTTGTAATTACTGACGAGCACCAGGTCTATCTCGAAGCCCATCTCCCGCATGGCGCGGAGGAACGGCGTCATCATCAGGAAGTTCCCGATCCCGTTTCGGAAGTAGACGGCCGCGCGCTTCATGAGAACGCCCCCGGGTAATAACTCGAATTGAAGTCGGCGAATGCGGGTCGGAAGATCCCCTGCACCACGGCCGGGAGATCGTAGAGCGTGCGCAGGTACTCCCGCCCGTGCTCGTTCATCCGGCTCCCGAGGTTGACGCGATTCACATCGAACGACTCGATCCCCAACTCGGCCGCGAAATTCTCGAGCGCATACGCACGCGACGTCAGGTCCTCCATCTTGAAGACGGACTTCCCCCGGTTGCGCCACCCGTCGATGAACTGCAGGAAGGCGACGACCTCAGCGACCGCGAGGACCAGCCGCATCTCCCCATCGTCCAGCCATTCCGGGTGACGGTTCAGCGCCGACAGCAGCATGGCTCCCGGCTCCCTCACGACGCAGGCCCATCGATCGACGGGAAGGTGCGGGACGAGGTATCGGAGGCGCGGGTTCACCTCTCCGTAATTCCCGACGACGGAATCGAAGCGAAGGCGCACGCCAGGGAGTCGCTTCGCCGTCGGCTGGTCCTGGGAGCTCGGCTCGTGCTCGACGCGCCAGCCCTGAGTTGTATCGAGCGCGTTCGCAAGGAACATGCTCGCGCTCCCTCCGTAGGTGCAGACCGCGAACTTCACGGACGCCTCCTAAAGATCAGCGTCGAGTGCTGCTCCTTAGCCTTCTCGTGAATGGTACCGATCAGCTCGAGCTCCTCCCCGTGGAAGAGGTCTCGGTAGACGGCGCTCTCTCGAAAGAAGACCCACGGCTTCGAGGGGGCGAGATTCGTCGTCATATTCTCGGTGAGAATCAGGAGGCCGCGATTCGCGACGAGCCGCTTCAACTCTACAGCGATCGCTGGCAGGAGCTCTTCCCGGACATGCTGGAGTACGGTGTATGTGTAGACGACATCGGCCCAGTAATCGGGAAGGGCGACGCGATCTCCGTTCCATGGCTCGACGTCAAAGCCTTTCGCCTTGGCGAACCCGATTGCGGCAGGTGTCGCGTCGGTGCCGTAGGTCGCCCAGCCTGCCTCACTCCATCCCTGGAGGAGGCGCCCCGTCCCGCAACCGAACTCGAAGACGGTCCCTGGCGCGCCTTTCAGCCCCTTCGCCAGATAGCCGGCGAGGCCGATCAGGAACGCGCGTTGAGGTGCCGCCCGAGCCTCGATCTCGTCCGGCCTGATGCCCATCCGATCGGGGGCGGCCTCGCCCTCGCTCGCGTACCGCTGCGCCCAGTGAGCAGGGTACGCATCCAGGGGGACGATCTCTGCAGGGCACCGGCAGGCCAGCCAGAGCTCGCCGCACGCAGGGCACCGCCTAGCCATGGCCTTGCGCTTGGCCTGCTCCATGGCCTGGGCCAGGGTCCGGGGCTCGGGTTGAAGCTGAGCCGTCATGCTGCCTCCTCTGTCGGTTTGCCGTTCGCAATCCATCCCAGTCGCCCCTCGTCGTGAAAGCCGTCCAGCCCTCGCAGGAAGGCCCCTGGGCCTCTGGAATAGTTCACGTCATCGAAGAGCACGACGCCCCGTGGCGTGAGCCTGGGCGCGAGCAGCGCCCACTCCCGGGCCACCGCATCGACGCCGTGGTCTCCGTCGACGAAGGCCACCGCGACCGGCAGGCCGCCACCCGGCCACGAGGGGTCCCCGAGCACTGCCTCAGCCCGCCCAAGGCGCGCCAAGACGTTGCCGCTCTGGTCCAGGGGGTGACGCACCCCCAGGATCCGCCAGAGCTCCAGGGCGAGGCTGGACGCCCCGTTGACGTCGACGGTCCAGACCTTCACGCCTGGGCACAGGTCCCGAGCGATCAGCCCGAGCAGGGCGGCCGTCGCCCCGTGGAAGGTCCCGATCTCGACGATTGCCTGCCCGGGCTCGGGGCGAGCGTGGGCGATGCATCTCCAGAAAGCCGTCGCCAGCGCAGGCGGATCCCACCGGAGGACCGAGTGCCGGAGGACATGCTCGGCAGCCTTGTCTCCCATGGAGTCGATTGCAGCGAGGACGGTCTTCGCCAGGCGCGCGGCCTCGATCTGCGTGGTTTTCAGGTCGAGCATGTAGCCTCCACCGCGCGCCAGAACCCGACGACGCCATCCTCTAGCCTCGTCGCCAGCGCGTCGCGATCTCCCCATGGGAGATTGAAGCCGGCACATCCAACGTTCTCGTTCAGGATCGGCATGCAGCCGCACAGCGCCGCCTCCACGGGCGTCCGCCCCGCAGGCTCGGGGCCGGCAGGGAGGAAGAGGAGCTTGGCCGCTCGCGAGTACACGCGCACGAGCTCGTCATGCGGGACCACTGGTACGATGGAGAGATTCTCCAGCACGTCCGCCGCTCGCTTCGCGTCCTGGTCGACCTTCCCGTCTCGGATCGCATAGCAGACGACGCGCATCTCCGGGTGCTCGCGCGCCCAGGCGATCACGGCGTCCCTACCCTTGTGCGCGGGCAGTTGCCCCGCAGTGCAAACGACGAGGTCCGCTTCGCGCTTGATCCCGGCCACGGGTCGGAAGGTCTCTGTCGAGACCGGCGGCGTCAGCTCGTACACCGCGCCCGGAACCTTTCCGATCGCCCGCTCGATGATCGCTCGTTGAAGAGGAGAGATGAACACGGAAAGCGCGGCCTGTGCGAACTGCGCACGGTAGAAGCGCGCGGCGGGGTATGTCTCGTCAGTGTGCTCGGAGCAGCCTGCGCACGTAGACAAGTCCCCCGCGCAAGTAATCTGATTGCGTCTCCGGCAGAACCCGAAGTCGTGCTCGTACCGGATGAACGGGATCCGATCCTCGAAGCACCAGTGAGCAATGGTCCTCGTCTCCTCGACCGAGAAGCGCCGGAGGTTGTTCACCACCAGGAGGTCGAACCGATCACCCCTGCCCTTGACCGCGCCAGGGAGGAGCAACTCGACATCGAAACCCAGGAGGCGCCCGACGCGCACGACCTCGGCATTCGACGCCTCTGCACCTCTCGCGACGTAAAGCCTCGTGTCCTGGATCCATCCCACGCGCGTCTTGGGAACTCGTGGCACGCGCTCCGTCCTCGGCATCTCCGAGGGTCGCACCCCGTGCTCGTCGCGCATTCGTTGCCAGTTCGCGTCGTAGTAGGTCGCATCCTTCACGATCCGCACGATGTTCGGCCCGAACTTCTCGGCCTCGTCGAGCGTGATCTCGGCTTTCGTGCCGATCTTATACCGCTCTCCGCGTCGCACGATCGGCGATAGAACGTCGACGGTGATCAGCGCAGTCACTTCAGCACCGCATCTCTCAGGAAGACCGGCCCCAGAAGAAGGACCAACTCGGCGCACGACGAGCAGCACCTGTGCTTGTACCCAGGGCGTTCGACGAGTTCGGACTTCTTCACTTCTTTCCCGCAGTATCGGCAGGTCGCGAAAAGACGTCGGCCCCCGGCCGGCGACGGAGTCGCCTCTCGTCGCCGGTCGGGAGCTTCAGTCATGCGCGGAACCGATCAGCTAACCTTGACTCCGGTCAGCTTCTTGCCAGCGCGCAGGAAGCAGCAGCGCGCGTCGAGGCGACAGACAGCCTTGATCCAGACCTGATGCTTCTTGAACGCGGTATCGCCCATGGTGGTGGACTCCACCTCGACGCCCTGCCGATCGGCAATGACGTAGGCCCAGGACCAGGCGCCGTAGTACAGGGTCGTACCCGCGCCGGCAGCGTCTCCGGCGATGTCGGGCAACTCGATGAAGCGATCGCCCAGCACGGTCGGAGGTCCGCCGTTCATGGGATCCTGGAAGATCGGCTGCCCCGTTGTGGAGATGATGGAAGCCAGGGCGAGTTGCGCAGAGCCGTTGCCGACCCACGCCGCGCCGAGGCCACGGTACTGCTGCTCGAGCTGGTGCTTGAGCTTCACGACGTCCTTGTAGACGAGATCGCCGCCAGCCTGCGCGATGGCGTCGAAGGAGCAACTCTCGATGCCCTCCGGCTGCCCGGTGCCGGTGCCGATCGCGAAAGCCTCTTGCTCCTTCAGAGCCTTGGCCTCTCGCAGACGGTCGACGATCCAGGCGTTCAGGTCGAAGTTCGCGTCGGCCATGAGCTCCCGCGAGGAGACGGTGAAGAGGTCCAGGGAGAACGGATCGAGCACGAGCTGGTCGAACGTCGGATCGCTCTGCGTGATATTGGTGTTCTCCGAGCGCCAGGAGGCGGTCGGCTTGGTCGCGCTCTTGGGCACCTCCACCTTGCCGTTGACGGTGATCACGTTGGCGACGGAACGGAACGGAGAGAAGTTCTCCACGTCGGTGATGATCTGCGCCGTCTCGGTCGGCACGACGAACCCGCCGATGGACCCGGGGGTCGTGGCGAGGTCGGCCTTCTGCTCGGCCCGGATCTCGGCCTTCACGGCGTCGACGTTGATCCCGATCTGCTCGGCGAGGTCGGGAGCCATGGTGGCCCTCCACCACTTGTTGAGCAGTTCCTTTCGCTTGTGCTTGGCGAGCTTCTCGTCCTCGACGGGACGGGTCATGAGGTAGGAGCCGGGGTCGGCTGCCTTGAGCTCTGCGATCGTCGACGCGACAGCGGTCTTCGCGGTCTCGCGAACGAGAGCGGTAATCTCGGCGACCAGTTCGTCGCGAGTCTGGGGAGCGGTTTGTCCTGCGGTCGTCATGGTGTTCTCCTTCGGTCAGTCAGTTTGAGACTTGATCAGTCGACCCGCCCTTGCGCCGTCGCGAGTTCGGATCGGATGGAGTCGGCGATCGCCTGCTTCACGCCGGGATCAGATAGCGCATCGTCGACCGTGAACGCCTTCGCCGGGGGTGGAGTCTCCTTCACCGACGCGACCGGGTCCGCGACGGCTTCACTGGTGACGACCGTCGAGCTCTGCTTCGCGTGGATCGCTTCGACCACGTCTCCGAAAAGCTCGTCGGAATACTGCTTCAGGGAATCGACGGCAGCGGAGAGGACGGCTCGCGTCTCGAGCGCCTCCTCGCGCGCCTGCTTCAGGGCCTCGAGCACGGGCTGAAGGAGAGACTCGATCTCTACCTCGATGCTCTTCTCGTCCTCGGGGTCGGGGTCCGCCTCGGGGGCTGAGCCCGACTCTGCCGAGAGCATGGCTGCCTCGATCGCTTCGAGCCTGGACATGATGGCGCTTACGGCCTTGGCGTCCAGGGTTGAGCCAGCACCCGCGACGGGTGCGACCTCGGCGGGGATCGCGTCGCTCGTCGGGACGTGGTCGGCCTCGACGTCTTCCGGGGCCTCGGCCTCGGCAGGCTCCTCGACCACGTCCGGGGCCTCATCGACCTCTACCTCTACCTCGACCTCGACCTCTACGGCCTGGGGCGCCTCGGGTGCTTCCGGGGCAGCCTCCGCTGCAGGAGCGTCGCTCTGAGGCGCATCCTCGCCATCGTCGCTGCCCTCGTCACCATCCGGGGCAGCGCCCTTCAGGGCGGCGAGCAGGGCCTCGTCGAGGGTCGGATCTGCAGGTGTCTCTCGAACCTCGATCGGGGACGGGTCGCGAAAGTCGCCCCAGCCCTCGTCCTGCTCCGGGTCGGCCTCCAGGGAGCGCTCGTCGAACCCTGCGCGCAGCTCGGCCGGCCATCCATCGAACGGGACCTCCCGCACCCGGGCCGCGTCGAGTTCCCGCTCGATCGCCCTCTCCAGGAAGGATCGGGTCTCGCTCGTCAACTCTTTCGCCGCTCGCTGCACCAGCGCCTCCGGGTTAGCAGGGACGGTGACGATGGAATTCTCGAGGAGGATCTGCTTCAGGAACTCGATACCCCCGAACCCGACGCGGCCCTCTTCGTCTGGGACCCCCGGGATCGGTCGACGCTCTACGGGCATAAAGCCGACGGATGTCGCGTTCAGGAACCCGTCACGCACCAGGAGGAAGATCCGCTCCGCGTCCTCGTGCATCTGGTCCATGCCGGCGAACTGAACCCGCCCCCTCAAGAGCTTCGCCTTGGCGTCCTTCTTCACTCCCAGTGCCTTCGCGATCGGCAATCCCGATCTGTTGTGCTGGAAGAGAATCAACGGGTTCTTCTTGAACTCGTCGAGGATCCATCCACGGACGCGGATCACGTCTCCGTCACGATCGACCGACTCGGTGGACATGACGACATCGACGACGCGCTGCTCTGCGTCGATGACTTTCGGAACGATCAGCCCGCCGAAGCGACCATCGGCCCATCTAGAGACGGAACGGCGAAGGGTGAGAGCTTGCATTTGATTCTCCTACTCGCCCTCGACCTCGAAGACGATGTCGCATCGGCAGTTCACAATCTCCGACGCGATGCCGGCTCCTGGTGAAGGGCCGACGATGCCGGGTGATGTCAGACCGTTCGAGAAGACGGACTCCTGCCCCGACTCATCGAAGAGGGGAAGGGTGACTCCGTCGAGGATTACGTGATTCCCTTTACCGGGTGCGCCGTCTCTGACTCGGTCGTCATCGGCCGTCAGCCAGACCTTAGACTTCACGACCCCCTCGGCCTGGGGAGACGTCGCAGCGAGGATCTTCCCGCGAGAGAATGCCGCAGTCGTCTCCGTCCTCGCTACGCGCACCGCTCGCTCCCTGCCGCCAGGCGTGCCCGTCATGTCGAAGACTTCCTCGGCCCGGTTGATCAGGTCTCGCAGCGCCTCGCCTGCTTCGAGTCCGGCAGCGAGCGACGCCGAGAGCTGGGCCTTCGTGGTCGCGTTCACCTGCCCTGCGAGCTTCGCCCGCTTCTGCGCTAGGAACTCCTGGGCCAGGGGAGAATCGAGAGAGAAGTCGATTCCGATCTGCGCCGCCGCCGCATTGCCACCGAGCGCGGTTGCGTTCGCGATAGCGGGAGACATCTGCGCTCCCACGAATAGATTCTCCTGGCTGTCGTCCCATGCGCCCCCGAGGATCGGGTCGACCTCCTGCTTCGCGATCGCCTCCTTCCTCTGCGCCACGAGCTTCCGCCGGACCTTCTCCTTCGACCATCCGGCGAACGCTGCGATACGGAGCGCGAGTTGGGCCTCGAGCTTTGCAACGACGCGCTCGCCCTGCCTGCGCATGGTGCGCTCGAACGTGCGACGCATGACGCGCTCCCCTGACGCCATGAGTCGATCGCTCCGCTTCCAGATCGCAGAGCGAGCCTCTGCTGTCGAGAAGTCGAGCACCTTCGCTGCCCGGAGCCTTCTCGCCTGGGGGACGACCACTGCCACCGCATCGATCGCTTCGGCCTTGGCCTGGGGGACGACCTGGAGCGCAGCCTGCCCGCTCGAGTTCGATCTGGAA